GCTGAAAGCAGAGGGCTTTGACGTTAAAGGCCGGATCATAGACACCATGATTACCGCCAGCTTAATTGACGAAAACCGCTTCAGCTATAGCTTGAACGCGCTTTGCTACGACCATCTTGGTAAAACAAAGTCTGAAAAGACGTTGGTAGAGGCCGCCAAAGAGTTTGGTGTAGACCCAAAAGGAGAGATGTGGAAGCTGCCTGCCATGTACGTAGGGCCATATGCCGAGACAGACGCAGAGATCACACTGGAGCTATGGAGTCATCTCAAAACACTGCTCAACCGCGAGGATTTGTGGGACGTGTGGCAGCTAGAGATAGGGCTGCTGCCGCACCTTGTAGACATGACTAAACGCGGCATACGTGTGGACTTGGACCGGGCAGAGCGCACCAAGCAGCAGCTGATGAAACAAGAAAAAGAAGCCCGAAAGCATATAAAAAGCATTTCGGGTATGGAGGTAGAAATCTGGGCGGCGCAGTCCATTGCCAAAGCTTTCGACAAGCTAGAAATCCCTTACCCCCGCACCGAAACAGACCTTCCCAGCTTTACCAAAGGGTTTCTGTCAGAGCACCCGCACGACCTAGCTAAATGGATCGTTAAGGCTCGTAACCTAAACAAGACCAGCGGATCTTTTATCGACGGGATCGTCAAGCACGTCCACAACGGCAGGATACACAGCCACATCAACCAGCTGCGCTCTGATGATGGGGGCACCGTGTCGGGCCGCATCTCCATGAACAACCCCAACCTACAGCAAATCCCTGCCCGTGACCCCGAGCTAGGCCCCATGATTCGCTCGCTCTTCCTGCCCGAAGAGGAGCAGCAGTGGGCGGCTATCGACTTCTCGCAGCAAGAACCACGGATCTTGGTCCACTTTGCCAAAAATTACGGGGACTACAAAGGCGTTCCGCTGGAAGGGGTAGAGACGTTTATCGACGGGTATCGAAACGACCCGAACATGGATTTCCACACCATGGTCAGCGAGATGGCCAAAATCCCCCGTAAGCAAGCCAAAGTCATTAACCTGGGGATGATGTACGGCATGGGCGTCAACAAGCTGTCAGACCAGCTGGATGTCAGCGTTGACGAGGCAAAATCCCTGACACAGCAATACCACAAGCGCGTACCCTTTGTGCGCGGCCTGATGAAAGGCGTACAGAAAAAACTGAATGACCCCCGCTCGCCCGGCAGCATTCGCTCACTGCGGGGCCGGAAATGCCGCTTTGATCTGTGGGAACCCGACGCTTTTGAAATGCACAAGGCATTGCCCCGTGACGAGGCTCTCGCGACCCACGGCCCAACGACCCGGTTGCGTCGAGCCTACACCTACAAAGCTTTGAACAGGCTAATACAAGCCTCTGCAGCCGACATGACCAAGCAAGCCATGCTCAACGTTTGCGAAGAGGGGCACCTACCCATGCTACAAGTTCACGACGAACTGGCTTTCTCTGTCGAGACGAAAGACGAAGCCCGGCACCTCGCGGGCATCATGGAGCAGGCCGTCCCGTTACAGGTTCCAAACCGTTGCGATATCGACTACGGGCCTAGCTGGGGCGAGTGCGAAGAGCTTGATTAATCGTATAATTATGCGTATTCTCCTATAAATGGAAAAAGAACTTTATTTTTATCGGGCCGAGGTGGTCAAGTGTCAGGACGGGGACAGTGTTGTTGTGGAGGCTATGTTGGGATTTGACATAAAAACCACCCTCGTTACGCGCTTGCTGGGTATCGATACACCAGAAACCCGCATGGTTCCTGGGGGTAGCGCGGACCTTAAAAAACTAGGGCGGCTTGCAAAAACTTTTCTGACTAATTTATTGGAAAGCCAAGACGCCATTACAATTAGGACGCACAAGAAAGGTAAGTATGGGCGCTACCTTGCCGAATTGTTTATCGACGGCGACGAGTCCAGCGTCAATGAATTTATGGTGCAGGAACGGATGGCCGTGCGCTATTACGGGCAAAACAAACAGGCCGTACTAGAAGAGCATCTGGCCAACGTGGCATGGCACAAGGAGCAAGGAAACATCTGATGGATACGACAAAATGGAAGTCTGTACTCACTCCACGGGATCTTTACGAAGAGTTAGTAGTCATTGCCCGGGTAGAAGGCCGCACGATCAGCGGTCAGCTGCGCTACATCTTTGAAGGCTGGAAACAGGAAAACCTGTCAAAGAACGACCAGAACTACATTGCAGAACAGGTTGAATCTTTTAAGAAAGAAAGCGGGTCACCCATTAATTCCAAGAGCTTCAGCATATGATACGGGATGAGTTTGAAAAGGCTTTGCGCCGGTTTGAAGAAGACTTTGAAAAAGGAAAGGCGACCAAAGACCAATTCGACAAGCTGGATGTCTGGCAGCAACTGCTCAACGCAAAAATAGAGGCGCAACGTGAAGCTGACGCTAAACAAATTCACGGCTGGGTGCATCCCAGCGAAGATGCACAAATAGCTATCCAAGCCGCAACGTCTATGGCAAACAGGATTCGTGAGCCAGTGGCTGTGCAGCAGGACTTGAGTACTAGACCGCTGAAAGATGCCGACCAAACGGTGCTTGAAGTGGTCAGACCCAAGTGATAACGTGAGTGCAGCATGATGTGTTCATGCTGACTCCTAAGAGTGGCCTATATTTCATTCTCCCAAAGTGTGAAAAATTGATGGCCTTTTAGCCCGGGCCCCTAGACCCGGGCTTTTTTTTACGGAGAGCATCATGGCAAAGCGAAAACGCGCAAGAACCAAGACCGGCCAATTTGTGGCAGACAACCCCGATACGCCCGAAAATGAAGCGTGGGTTACCGTAGGCGGCGTCGAAGCGTCAGGGACCACGGACAACGAAGCAGAGCCCGAAAAATTTAAGCCCATGGGATGGAAAGAGTACGCCATTCTTGGTGGTATTCTGCTGATCATGAGCTTGGTAGGTATCACCGCATGAGTGAGACAAGGATTACTGTGGATATATCGGCGCTGCACATAGACCATTACCCCCGGCTCCAGCAGTTTTGGAAGAAGCTCCAGGGTATGGGGCGCTATGTCAGAGATGTGTCAGACGCCGTATCCCGGCTATTCAACGTGATAGTCGGCGGCAACGGGGCAGATACCTTGTCCAGCCAAGCATTCCGCACCCCCGGGCCTTTCTGGGAAACGCTGCGGAAAATACTGGATATGCTGTTTAGCCCACGGGCCCGGAACCATTGCCAGAAGATGCACTGGCGCTGCCTAGAGCGATCAAAAGCCCTGCTGGCTAACCGTTGACGGTACTGTCCGAAAAAGACCGCGACCAGCTTTCTAAGCTGCTCCAAGACGATGAATCGTTTCTAGAGTTTGTCCTCAACGAGACTACAAACGGCGTCTGGCTGGGCGAAGCCAATAAACTCTTTATGATGAAGGTGATTCTGTCCGAAACAAAAGAGGACTATCACACGACCTTGGCCAATATAGGCTTCATCGTATACACCGACTACCTCTACGAAATGAGAGAATTGTTTTTGGAGAGTGAACCTACACATCTACACTGATGACCCCCTGCCCCCAAGAATACGTCCGCTGCTATACCCCGGAAGAATGGGATGACCTCCAGTTTTTGCTGGACGAGAACGATATAGCGTATGACATGGGTCCGATGGGGGACGTGGAATCCGCCATACATTTTACGTGGGAGCTTCTGTTCCTATCACCCTGGGAGCTTGCCTACATAGCCATACCCATGTCGGTCATAGCCTTCTACGTGCTGACGATCTACGGCGCGTTCAAATACATCCAACGCAAATTTAGATAGAAAACCAAAACGCAACCCTTTCCATCTTTCTATCTGTTGACTATAAGAGTAACCACCTGTAAGGTCTGTGATGGCCCCCGCGTTATCCTTGTACGGGTAGAGCAAAACTAGGTGTGCCCGCTAACGCACCTGTCGAAAGAGTTTTGTTCGTGTGGTTGGTAACTCACCACGCCCAACCGGTCTGGGCTGTGATCGGTTGCAATACCTAGTCTGTGCATTGAAAAGTGTATCAATGCGAGGCGGGGGTCAGATTCATAATGCTCGTAAAGACTAGGGCACAGCCACCCCTAACTACGACACAAGGACCATGGATATGAAAACTAGAGCCGAGGAAATGCGCGAACAATGCGCAGCTTTTCACAAAGCAAACCCTCTGGTATGGCAGTATTTTTGTAAGTTTACTTTCACGATGATTTACAAAGGTTTCAAACACTATTCCGTTAACGCTATTTTTGAGCGCATCCGTTGGGAACTTGATGTCGGGGGTGATGGCACCTCAGTATTTAAGCTGAATAATAATTACCGGGCTTTTTATGCGCGTCGATTTCACAATATGTTCCCGCAACATGCAGGGTTTTTTCGCACCCGAGAACAAACTAGCTCCGACAAAGCCGCAACCGACTTACCCGAGCTAACCCCAGACTATTTTGATCGTGCATCAGGAGAATAAAAATGGAAAAACCAATTTTTGAAAAAGGAATACCCGTGCCAGCGGAAGGCGGGTGTCGGGCGAGTAAATATTACTGGGTGCGTGAAATGGAAATTAACGATTCTTTCACCTGTACACACAAACAGTACAACGCCATTAGACAACTAACCCAAGGCGAAAGAGCGCCGTGGTTGCCAGAGGGCTTCAAGCTTGAGACTCGAAAGATTGAGAATGGTGTGTATCGGATCTGGAGGACGGCGTAATGGAAGCTACCGTACTAATTAAAGTGCTAGACGAGTCCGAAGGCGCTGCGCTGTCATTCGACATGAGCGATTTCGACTTTCTTGTCTGGAGCCAATACAAAGCTTTCTTCTGGGAACAGCGAGAACGCTTTGAAATCCTAAAATCTTCTGAGGGCACCGTTGAATACAACGAAGACATACCCCAGGAAGGTAAAGAAGATTGGAAAATGTACTGGGTGGGTGACGGCGTCTTAAGCGCCGATGCCCTGCTCGCTTGGAAAATACTGCTCGCCAACGGGTACAAAGGGTATTTGCTTTGGGACATCGACCCTAGTGGTGGCTGGAATACTCACGTTATCCTCACGGACTACGTTGCATGGCCCACGGCCAACGGTTCTTAAAACGGCTTTCTATATAGAGTTTTTCCAGATAAATAAAAAAATAAAAAATAAAATTGAAAAATGGCGGGATTGGCGGGATGGCGGGATAATCGGCCTCTAGGCCCCATAAAACCTAGCTTTTGACCATCCCGGACGTATCCCGGCCCCTGCACCACGGTGATTTACAAAGCTTAATCAAGCTATTGCTTTAAGATTCTGACGGAAAAATAAAAAAATATATTTTATAAATATCTGAAATATATCTATATAGATAGGCCGTTTTAAGCTAACGTTAGCCGGACTTACTCTGATACGGAGACACCATGTCTAAAGATCGTTATGCCAAAGTACTGGACGTAAAAGCGGCGGCGCTGCCCGAAGCCAAACGTCAGCAAACCAACCGCCCTCCTTTAGTCAATAAACGTTTGACACGCCGCCAAGAGCTTTTTGTTAAAGAGATCGTTTCAAAAGACGGGCAGATCACTATGCGGGAGGCCGCGATCAATGCCGGTTACCCGGAGAAGTCCGCGCACGTCCGGGCGTCAGAACTTACCAACCCGCGCATCCATCCCCACGTTTGTAGAGCTATCCGCGAGTATCGTCAGGAGTTGGATGAAAAGTATGGTGTGGAGTATCAAAGACACCTACGTGACCTCCAGGTTATTCGGGATGCGGCGTTAGAGAACGGGGCTTTCAGTGCAGCTGTTCAAGCTGAGTATCGGCGCGGTCAGGCGCAGGGGGATATCTACGTCAATAAAACGGAGATTCGCCACGGCACTATTGATCAAATGTCGAAAGAAGAGGTTATGAAAGCTTTGAATGAATTGAAGCAAACCTACGCGCCTTTGACGCACGATGTGGGAGCGGAAGAATCCACGAACCGTTCTCGCGCCCGGGAGAGACTAGCGGAAGAAATAGATGGATATTCTGGAAACCAAACCGAAACGGAAGAAGACACGGGAAGCTAGTTTTTGGCAGTCGCTAAAAAAAGCGATCCGAGACAATTTTCCGGATTGGTCTGCTACCCGGTTGGAAAGCCGTGCCACGTTGGGTGTTCCTGACGTTTTAATTC